ATGAACGCAATAATATCGCCTGATTATTACTATGTTCTTACCGTTGCTGGTCAGTCTAATGCCATGGCGTATGGCGAAGGACTGCCATTACCGGACAGGGAAGATGCGCCTCATCCCAGAATTAAACAATTAGCGAGATTTGCGCATACGCATCCCGGAGGCCCGTCATGTCACTTTAACGACATTATTCCACTGACTCACTGCCCACACGATGTTCAGGATATGCAGGGTTATCACCATCCTCTGGCAACGAATCATCAAACACAGTACGGCACCGTTGGCCAGGCACTGCATATTGCACGGAAATTACTGCCCTTTATTCCTGATAACGCAGGGGTTCTCATCGTTCCGTGTTGCCGTGGCGGATCGGCTTTTACCGCGGGCAGCGAAGGGACATATTCAGAACGGCACGGAGCCAGCCATGATGCTTGTCGTTGGGGAACGGATACTCCGCTATACCAGGATTTAGTCAGCAGAACGCGAGCCGCACTGACAAAAAATCCGCAGAACAAATTCCTCGGCGTATGCTGGATGCAAGGCGAATTTGACTTAATGACCAGTGACTACGCGTCACACCCTCAACACTTTAATCATATGGTTGAAGCCTTTCGTAGGGATCTAAAACAATACCATTCTCAGCTTAATAATATTACTGATGCGCCCTGGTTTTGCGGCGATACCACCTGGTACTGGAAAGAAAATTTCCCTCATGCGTATGAAGCTATTTATGGCAATTATCAAAATAATGTTTTAGCCAATATTATTTTCGTCGACTTCCAGCAACAAGGTGAAAGAGGACTGACGAACGCGCCTGATGAAGACCCGGACGATTTAAGCACGGGATATTACGGTTCAGCGTACCGGTCACCGGAGAACTGGACGACGGCACTGCGAAGCAGTCATTTCAGCGCGGCAGCCCGTCGAGGGATTATTTCTGACAGGTTTGTAGAAGCAATTTTGCAGTTTTGGCGCGAAAGGTGAGCGTTCATTAATTTGATTTATTCGCATCCATCAGCGCTTTTAACTCCTCCGGCATAAACGGTGGTTTGCGTCGGTGCAACATCGCATGGCAATTAGGGCACACAGGCAGCAAAAAAACAAATGAGATCAAGGTAATATATCTTCACTTGCAGGCTTGAACAGCAGAAAATTTGCGAGCATGATCGCAATTATTTCACTGCCAGGGATATCAATGGCTTCCAGTAAATCGCTACAGCAGGCAATTGCCAATATAAAAATCTGGCATAAGGGTGAACAGCGCGCACCGCATAAACCATTGTTATTGCTATACGTATTAGCGGGATACCTGAATGGACATCCACGCCTTTTCGATTATGGATCGGAAATCTACGAACCTCTGCACAGTTTACTGGAACGTTTTGGGCCACAGCGTTCACAGTACCGACCTGATATGCCGTTTTGGCGATTACAAGGCGACGGATTCTGGCAATTACACAATGCCGAGCTTTGCTCAACAGCAGGGAGCAGCCGACAACCGCCAGTGAAGGAACTGAACGAATACCACGTTGCAGGCGGTTTCGATGAACAGCACTACGCCCTGGTAACCGGCAATAAAAAACTCATCAATACTCTGGCGCAACAGATACTCGAAGCGCACTTCACCGAGAGTATTCAGGAAGAAATTGCTGACGAGCTGGGTTTTGATCTCCAGCAAATCCGTAAACAGCGCGACCCGTTATTTCGCAAAAATGTATTACGCGCTTATAACTACCAGTGCGCGATATGTGGCTTTAATATGCGCCACGACGACACCACCGTCGCGCTGGAAGCGGCGCATATAAAATGGAAACAGCACGGCGGCCCTTGTGAAATCCCCAATGGTCTGGCGCTTTGCGCAATACACCATAAAGCCTTTGATAAAGGATCGATTGGCCTGGATGAAAATATGCGGGTACTGGTCTCGGATGCGGTAAACGGCGGAGGGATCGTTGAGAGATTATTCTGGGATTTTGACGGGAAAACTATTGCGTTGCCACAGGTGCGTAAAAATTACCCTTTTGAGGGGTTTGTGGAGTGGCATCGAAAAGAGGTTTTTAGGGGGTGAGGTAGCCATTATATATCTTTCACCTAGGATTTTAAATGTAATAGATAAAGTATTTTCTGACACCGAAAGTAGTATTTATGAGTACATAGCCACAAATCAATTTTAAAATCTCAATATAAAATACGTTTACAAATATTCTAGTCAGAGTAAATATATATTCATTATAAGAGAATCCAGTTATTAACCAATCGAAATTACAAATTAAAAAACAATTGGCATGTTGAATTGTACACTAATTTATATACATAGTAAATTTACATCTATTCATGATATAATTATCGTGATATCAATTCATTAATCAGGAAAATCATAATGGAATTGTTAAATACTTATGATGATAAAGAAACAGCTGAAATATTTTTTGAAAAAATAGACGGAGAGAAAAGATTAGCAAGTGAGAGAGATGCTACAGAAACAGTCTATAACCTCTTCGGGCAACCAACATGGAAAAACTTTTATCTTCTTGATATGTTTAACCTAAAAGAGTTACAAGGGATTATAGAGTGTAGAAAAAATGGACAGCCGTTCGACCAGGAACGACACAGGGAAATAATAAAAATGCTTGAATATGCAGCAAAATCGTTTGACCTAATTATTCCTGCACATTGGCGATAATATCTGTTCCATATCTCACAGAGATATGGAACAGAATCATAATTATTTACTCGCTAACCATCTTACTGAATAACTTCTCCAGATAAACGGGGCCTGTATCCTCAATAAAAAGCACATTTCTGGCTTCCAGATTTTCTTTTGAGTCAGGTACGTTTACTAAGTCAACATAACAAGTTTCAGAAACAATAAATGCACTTAATGATAAGTTATCATCCGATAATTTATGTTCAAGATTCTTAATTTCTTTATATAATCCGAACTTCGGATCATCAAGATTAAGATTGCGAATGCCTTTTGGATCAATAAGACTTAGCCATTGTTTACCACTTTTATCATCGACTAACCACAATAAGAAATCCGGATAAAAATTACCCGCAGTAGCAAAGCCCAGGCCTTTATTTTTAGAATCCGCATTTCTTAGCAGATATAAACTTTTATCACCAATAATTTTCTGCCCTTTTGTCGAATCAACAAAAGACTGAAGATCCTGAACAAAAGTAATCTCGCTTGGCGCACCAAGTGCTGCCGGTCGCATTTTTAGCGGTATATTGGCATTTTTTTCAATCGAAAGAAGCGGGTAATAGAGATGTTTATCAAAGGTAATAGCAACCATCCCGGATGCACTCCAGGATTTTGCTTTACCGATTTCGCCGTCGATGACCAATTGTTGTAATTGTTCCAGCCGACTGGCATAAGCCAACCCATCATCAGTTTCTTCGATCTCGAAATGGTACATTTTGATCATACCAGGATCATCTTCTTTCACCTGCGTGACTTCATAAAACTGACCTTCATAAGCATTTTTCAAGGTGTTGTAAAAGCGATCAGTATAATCAGTCAGCAGACGAAGCATAATATCTTCCTGCTTAGCAATATCTGCATATTGCTTAATCTCAAGCTCTGAAGCTGGAATCAAAAGGGTATACCAACTATTTCCGATCTTTGTCTTACCGGTACAAAAGTCGATCAAACGTTGTTTATCCACACGTAAATTTGACCAGCCGCGTTGTAGTTTATAATTCTGAATGGCGAGATAAAGCCGATCAAAATCAAATGCACTAATGATTTTATAATCTAACTTCGCTTCATTGCGCACGTTAACCGGAGTATTGTCCCCTTTTCTGCTGGTATCAATCGACTCAAGTTTCGGGTATAAGTCCAGCTTAATATGCGGCTGCTTAATTTTCCCCTGAAAATCAGCAGGAACTTCATACAATTCGGGAAAATAGACACGTTTAAAGCCGAGTCTTTGATTATCTTTATAACCATCTTTAAGCTTAAGTGTTTTAAGCCTGGTTGCTGGCATATTTGGCCGAGTTTCAAAATTCAGCTCAAGGATCTCGTCACTTGGCGTAATCCCTTCATCTTCCAGGTATTGTTTAAAGGTTGCCATGTAATCGGCACGTACACCGAATACATTCAGTGTCTCTAATTTTTCCAGATGCAACCCTTTCGGACGCTCACCGGGTGTACTGCGTTTCAAAGAATAATTGCGACCTTTAAGGCGTACGCCACGACCAAATAACTGAATGATCTGTGAACCTTCTCCACGGCCCATATTGAGCAATCCCATCGTTGAGACGCGCCAACTGCTCCAGCCTTCAGTAAATTTTCGCGAGCCGATCAAAATATGTAGTCGCGAGTCTTTGTCATTTAACGTATGAAAGAGTGACTTTGCAAAATCATCTCTCTGATAATCAAATGTCGTATCCTCTTCACACATTTTGTAAAGAGACGGTGCATCACCAATATTGATAAGGCCAAACGGTTCGGCCTCACCAACCTGTAATGCCAGTTCACCTTTACTGCCTATTAAATTCAGAACTCGCAGTCGCTGACCAGAGTGAGTGGTGTTAAACAAGCGAGAAAGAATATCTGCGTAGATATCTTCCGGAGCGTTCATTAGTGCAGTAAAGCGATTTTCAAAAATGTTACGCTCTTTGGTATCGAGGATTCGCGCTTTATTTTTAATGAGATCGTTAATCCACGCTTTTGCCTGCGTTTCGTGGTTTAAAAACCATGCTAAAAAACGCAATACTGCGTGAATGTCTGAATCTTCACCACTTACCGTATTACCGACAAAAACCCACAGCGGTTTTTCGATATTAAATTCACTTAATTTTTCTTTATTCTTATTGAATAAATATTGTTGCTGATAAAAGCTGAGCAAACACGCGGTAAAATACTCATACCGACGCTCATCTTTTTTATCCTCTTCAGGATTAAGGTTAAGAATCAGTGATTCTTTACCATAACCATCCTCATAGAAGAATTTATAGGAGTAATCGAACAGAATCGATTTTCCATAGACCTCTCGCGTCGCCTGAATACGCGCATCTCGTTTTTCTTCGCTGGTTAATGCTATTTGCGCTAACTCTTCTTCGTTCAGTTTACCTAAGGCCGTTGTTTCAAAAAGCAGCTTTGCTTTTTTCTTCTGAATTTCTGTTTCAACTGCCTCAACATTATTGCCACCGGCTACTGCCTGGCCAAAAGTTGCTGAATATTCAAACGCAAATCCGTCACGTGTTAATTTGTCACGACGGCGCATCCAGGCACCAGCAGCACTTCCGGTGCCTTTATGCCCTTCATCAATCAGAACCAGATTGTTGCCTTCAAATGCCTCAACGGCAACAGTTTTGTCACCCATTTCATCGGCAAGTTTATTGATATCAATAACTTCAATCGTGCCTTTGAAGGGCGCAGATTTACTCTTATCGAATAACTGGTATTGGGTAAATCCTGAGTTTTCCAGCTCATCTAAATGTTGCTTCGACAGGCGTTCATCCGGCGTAAGCAGGATGATTTTATCCGGGTAATGGTGGGTATTACCGTTCTGGAAATAATGTAAATATTGCAAAATATTGACATGCAATAGCAGTGTTTTACCCGAACCGGTAGCGTTCCAGTATGCAAGTTTATTCAAGTCATCTAGAATGTATGATTTGAACTGATTAGCCCGGTCTTTTGCTGTTTTATCATTTTCAGCATTGTATGCTGCCAGCTCGTTATTTAGCCCATCGAGTAATTGCTGTTTACGATTGAAGTACCAGTCCAGGTAGATCTCGGTAAACAGAAGCGACAAGTACTGAAAATATTTCATATTCAGCACGGTGTCTTCTTTGCGATTACGGGTAATGACTCCAACTTATTGATAGTGTTTTATGTTCAGATAATGCCCGATGACTTTGTCATGCAGCTCCACCGATTTTGAGAACGACAGCGACTTCCGTCCCAGCCGTGCCAGGTGCTGCCTCAGATTCAGGTTATGCCGCTCAATTCGCTGCGTATATCGCTTGCTGATTACGTGCAGCTTTCCCTTCAGGCGGGATTCATACAGCGGCCAGCCATCCGTCATCCATATCACCACGTCAAAGGGTGACAGCAGGCTCATAAGACGCCCCAGCGTCGCCATAGTGCGTTCACCGAATACGTGCGCAACAACCGTCTTCCGGAGACTGTCATACGCGTAAAACAGCCAGCGCTGGCGCGATTTAGCCCCGACATAGCCCCACTGTTCGTCCATTTCCGCGCAGACGATGACGTCACTGCCCGGCTGTATGCGCGAGGTTACCGACTGCGGCCTGAGTTTTTTAAGTGACGTAAAATCGTGTTGAGGCCAACGCCCATAATGCGGGCAGTTGCCCGGCATCCAACGCCATTCATGGCCATATCAATGATTTTCTGGTGCGTACCGGGTTGAGAAGCAGTGTAAGTGAACTGCAGTTGCCATGTTTTACGGCAGTGAGAGCAGAGATAGCGCTGATGTCCGGCGGTGCTTTTGCCGTTACGCACCACCCCGTCAGTAGCTGAACAGGAGGGACAGCTGATAGAAACAGAAGCCACTGGAGCACCTCAAAAACACCATCATACACTAAATCAGTAAGTTGGCAGCATCACCCGATTACGGTGCTCAGTTATCTGCTGCCAGTGCTGTACGATATTGAGATCGTAACGACGCAGTTCATCGAGATCGATAAGATCGACCTCGAATAAATAGTTACTCAGCTCATGGAAGAACAAGCTTTGGCCATCTTCATGGATGCCTTCAAAGCGATCTTCACCTAACCGATTCTTTAAACCTTGCAATGTGCCATCTTTAAAAAAATGGAACATAAAGCGGTTCAAAACCAGTTGCTTATGAAAGCTCAGTTTGCTGTTTGTCTCTTTTTTAACAGCTTTACCGGTGGTTGGTTTTTTAGCCATTCTTAAACCTCCTCCGCAAACATCAGGTTCAAGAATTCAGGTTCGATCTGGCGGATTTTCAGGCTACGAACAATCTCGCCGTCTTCTTCATCAACGGTAAAGGCGGTAGGTAAGTTATGATCGCCATTGATATAGATAACGTCGAACGTGTTTTCTTTTGCATATAAATCGAATCGGCTGGCATATTTATTCAATTCTTCATAACCGATCTTGTCGCAATCGCGCCACAGAATAAGGGTACGCTCGCCTGTTGGTAGCATTCCTTCAACACGCACATAGCCACGTTCGATATTGGATTCGATGGATTTCACATGTAAACCAATGAGATAGTTGAAAGTTTCAACTAAATCGATGTTTTTACGCTCAGTGGCACCGGCGGAATCCGTCGCAATATCCATTTCGTAGTTAAATGGTTTTTTGAAATTATCAGTACTGAGTAGTGAACCTTTGCTTTCTGTTTCAAGCATATATTTTATTAAATACTCATTTGCTACTGATTCATTCACTGTATCAAAAAGATCTTTTATTTCTTTTTGTTGTTCAAATCGAAGGCTATTTAATACATCTTCGTAACTTTCTATTTTCATAACTTTAAGTATATGAGATGAGCCTGTCGTTGAATCCATAGCTTTACCATCTTTCCAATTGCTACTGAATATAACTTTTCTCAACCTGCTTAAAGTTACATTTTGTGCATACTCCCCCTGTTCAACAAGTATATATTTCCTTGAACCCGCATCCTTACGATTCAACTCTATGACTGAGTGGCCACTTGTTCCTGAACCAGCAAAAAAATCTAATATTATCTCATTTTTATTATGAGATGCACTCCCAATTAAATAATTATATAAAGAAGTTGAGTGACAATAAGGAAAATCAATTCCAAGATGAGTTGTTTGAGTTTTTCCTTTTTTAGCATCCTGAATTATTGATGTTATTTGCTTTTTAGCGTCAGCATATAAATATGCTTTCTGTCTAGGTTGCGTTGTTTCATCAACACCAAATAGTATATCCCCCTTATCCATCATATCTTTTAATGTTTCTGGGGTACGAGAAAAACCATTTGGTGGCATAGCGCATGGTTTCCCGGTAACTGGATGAATTAATGGTATATAGAATTTCTTGTCAGTCCTTGGCTCTGGGGCACGGAGGCTGACACTCTGGTACACTCGACCTTTCTCATCGATATATTTGTAAGCTTGTTCACCTCCAGTAAGTTTTTTATTCTTTGTTACCCAATCATAAAATTTTTTCTTTGCTTCACTGTTAATTACAGGATATTTATTCTTAATTAATTTTGCATATTCGAGTATTTCTAATACATTCTCATTTTTCTTATTAATAGAAATCATGTTCTTTGTAAAACAAGTAGTATATTCATGTTGAATCGCAATGCCACTACCACCATTCATGGGATTGCGTTTATCCCAAATAATTGTCCCTGCATCGATAAGACCTAACTGTTTATTAATTAAATAAAGTCGCTCATATTCATTTTCATCAATATGACAAAAAAATACACCATTTTCACTGAGTAAATTTTTAACAAAAAGCAAACGGCTATCCATCATACTCAGCCAACTTGAATGCTTAAAGCTATTTTTATATAAAAAACCACTAGTATCTGTGTTATATGGTGGATCTATATGGACACAATCAATTACGGAATTATATTTTTCTTCAAAAGATTTAACGCTTGATAATTATCACCATTAATAAAAACGCCATCAACATTATCGTCAATATCATTGATACTATTTAATATTTTTTTCCTTAGATCTCCGTTTAAATGAGATAAATTAACTGTTGCAAACTTGAGCAACTCCACATCAGAGGTAGATGGCTTCTCATCTAAGATGCCTAATTCAATCCATTCTTGGACTATTTTTTCATTATTAATTATTTCACTGTAAAACTCTGAACTTATTTTGTCCATAGTAATATAGTAATTACTTGAAACAACAAACTTCTTCTTAGTCCAAAGTTTCTTCTGGAAATTCTCAATTTGTGCCAAAAATGCAATGAGTTCCAGCGCAACAGTACGCAAACATTGAATCATGCGCAATTGTTTCTCAATATTGGCAAACACTTCTGCATTTTGCACATTATCGAGATTCATTACTTCATTTTTAATATAAAAATCCAGTTCGTTAGTTAAAAAACCACCGAGATCTTTATGAATAAAGTAGTCTGCTGTATTACGCTGGGTATAAGTTGTAAGATGACGCTCCAACTCTGTACGTGACGGATTTTTTTCTGTTGGCGCACGTTTAGCAAGATCAACCCAATGCTGTTGAACTGTTTTATCAGCCAGAATTGTTGAAATAGCGGACTGCACTAAAGCATCCTGCTTAGTGCCCTTTTTCATGGCCTTATATTCGAAGTGAATAACTAACTCTTCTGTTTCAACGAGTTTACCGTCAACCACAGATGAAGTTTTCACCACTTCTACTGGCTTATATTCTTGTTCGTACTCATCGCCTTCTTCATCAATTTTGGTACGAACATGCGGCTCAATAAGTACAAAGCAGCGATCTAATTCATTATCTTTACGGTTATCTTTTGCTGTGTCCGCTGCGAGCAATTTAAAGCTAACTTTACGACCATCATCTAATTTAAATGAATAATTAGCAAAGTTTTCACCGCTTTTAATGTAGTACTGGTCCTTATTTGCCCAGTGCAACATCACTTCTTCGCCAGAATAAGGGATGGCGTAGGTATTACCTTTATAACGGCGTTTGCTGATAAAATCGCCGTTGTCATAATAACGCGAAAAGAAAGTCAGCAGATGGGAAAATACTGCATTTTCATGCTCATTTGCTCCGGATGCCATAGCCGCCAGTTGCTTTTTAAGCTCCTGTACTTTCGGGCTATCAGCAGGGTCCACACCCGCATCAGTTGCCGCTTTTATTGTCAGTTGCAACTGATGTTCTAATTCTGATTTATTGGCATTTCCTGCATCCGCCAGCGCAGACTGGATTTTGGCCTTCAGCTTATTATCCAGATAGTCGTTAATTTCATCAGCACGTGCATTTAAAATACGATAAATACCGAAATCCAGTTCTGGTCGATCAATCTGAAAAATTTCTTTTAGCTTCTTAACTAATTCGTTGTACTTACTCATTATTTTCTCTTTCAAATCAATTAAATAACTTTCCAGCGGATGGAAAAAAGCTCGGTGATATCCGTTTTTTGCTTCATCCGCTCTTCAAGGGCACTGATGAGTTCATCCCGCTTGTCAGCGATCTCATCTTCAATGTCAAAAATTTCCATACGTTGGCGTTTCTGCTGCCGTTCCAGTAGCTTCAGCTTTTCCTGGTTTTGCTTTTGTTCTTCCATCGATTGCGCCAGTCTGGCTTCTCGCTTTAACGACTTGATTTGCATTTTGGTATCGCGTAATGCTTCTTCCGCCGCAAAGATCATATCTTCAGCCCATTTTTCCAGCTTATCTCTTTCAGCTTCAAAAAGGACATTGTTCTGCTCCAGAACTTCCGCAAGTCTGGCGTCAATTTGCCTGTTCTTGAGTAAGATCAAGTCATCAGGTAATGCATCTGAACTTGCCGAATTATCCAGCTTTTCGTTGGTTATTGCAGACAAGTTGAACAGACGTTTACAAGCTTCACCATCTACCACACGTCCGTTGTCAGTTTTTGCGGTAAAGACTAAAAATTGCTGCCTGTTAAACGCATCAACAGTAAGCAAATTTAGTGTTAACCACCCTGATTGCCCTTTCAGCTGCTCAGCCACCGAGACTTTCGTTGTGTGGTTACTGTAATCGAAGATGACTTCAGCTGTTTTCGTCTCCTGGACCTTAGCCCCCTCAATGACGTACTCACCCAGCGGATGATTGATCCGATATGCAAAACTGTGGTGATCCTGCATTTGTAACGCACTATTTTGCCTACCATCTTTGCGCAACAGCTGGTACTGCCCGACAGGCAGTTCATTTACTGATTCACGTAAAGTGAAACGATGATGCTCATGATCAAAATCAGCATATTGTTTGAGCTGCTGACAGGTCACGGCCCAAAACCAACGACCGACTTTATCCAGACGCTCCCGAGCTTCATCAAGCCTTATTTTAAGGATATCGTGAATATCTTCATCAAAATGCTCAAGCAACTGTTCTTGCGTCTTCTGCATCTTGAGATTGATTTCATCTTCCAGCTCTTTCTGCAACCTTTCAAAAGCCAGCTCTATCTCCTCGGGGGTACGGCATGACTCATAAATTGACTGGATCCTTTTTTCAAAATCCACACCATTTTCTATGCTGCCAAGCACACTATCCGATGCGCCAAACACGCCATCAAACAGGCTGAACTTTTCAGTTAAGAGTTCAAGAACGCGTTGATCGGCCTGGTTTCGCTGATTGAGGAAGTTAATAACAACCACATCAAATTTTTGCCCGTATCGGTGACAACGTCCAATACGCTGTTCAATGCGTTGTGGGTTCCAGGGTAAATCGTAATTGATCAGTAGCGAACAAAATTGCAGGTTCACCCCTTCAGCTGCAGCTTCTGTAGCTATCATGATTTCAGCATGATCTTTGAAGTGGTCGATCAAAGCCGAGCGTTTATCAATTTGCGCCGACCCGGTAATACGAGAAGATCCCTGATATTCCTCGCGCCATTGCTGGTAGATCTTGTTTGCCTGCGGTGTATTGTTTGTGCCACTAAAGGTTACTACTTTCCCCTGGTAGCCATTGTTTTCCAGAAAATGTGCAAGATACTGTTGAGTTCGCATTGACTCCGTGAAGATGATGACTTTTTTTGCAGCCCCCATTTCGGCAAGCTGTGCAAAACCTTGCTCCAGGCCAGAAAGCAACTCTTTTGATTTGGTATCAGTGCCAATCTGTTCTGCTTTGACAATGAGTGATTCCAGCTCATTGATTTCTGCCTGAAGCGCGTCTGAATCGACAACTTTGCACTCGGTATCTAAAGCCACTGATTCGGCATCTTCCACGATGTCATCTTCAAGATCGTCATCCATTATGATCTGTTGGATGATGTTCATATCATCTTCAACGATACCTTCCAGCTTTAACCTTTCTAAACGACTCTTAAGGATCTGCAAGTTATTCAATACAGCTTTCGTACTTGAGGAAAGTAGCTTTCTGAGAATAAGCCCCGTCAGATGCCGGTGTCGTTTTGGTAAGGCATAGCTATCCTCACGTTCAAGCAATTTTTGTACGCGTTCATAAAGATCCTGCTCCTGTTCGCTCGGATAGAAAGGAATAGTGATCGCTTTACGTTCTGTATACTTGATGTACTCCAGCACATTCTTGCGTAAAGTTCGTTTGATAAAACGCGACAATCGCCCCTTCAACTCCGCAATATCGCTATCTGCCTGCATATATTGCTTTCTGAACGCTTTAACTTCGCCGAAGGTATGTTCATCTATAAGCGTCGACATGCCATACAGTTCCATTAACGAATTCTGTAAAGGCGTTGCGGTCAGTAGTAATTTTTTCCGCCCATCAAGCGCACGCTTTAACGCTTGCCCCATTTTGTTACTTTCTCGATGAGCATTACGCAGTTTATGGGCTTCGTCGATAACAACCAGATCCCACATTTCAGCCACCAATTTTTCTTCTAACCGAGCAGCATAGTGGTATGACATGATAGTGATCGATTTATTATTTAAGGGATTATGGATCCCTTCTTTTTGAAGCTGGCTATACGTTTTCGCGTCCAACACCTGAGAAGGTAGATTGAACTTTTCCTGTAACTCGCTCGCCCATTGGCGACGCAGTGAAGCAGGACAAATGATCAACAGTTTACGTTTTCTTTCAGCCCACAACTGGCAAAGCACTAACCCCGCTTCAATGGTTTTACCTAAACCAACTTCATCGGCAAGCACAACACCTTTGCTTAGCGGATTTTCAATAGCAAAAAGAGCCGCCTCAATTTGATGAGGATTTAGATCTACGCTTGCATCAAACAGCGATTGAGACAGACGGTCCACCCCATTGTTTGAATGGAGAATGGAAAGTTCATGCGCAAAATATTTCGCATGATAAGGTGTTGTACCAATCATCTTTTCTCTCTCTTCGCTGTACTTTTGACGATAACCTGCTGAATTGAATCAAGATAGTAAAAGGATACGCCAATAGTGGTTGATCCTTGAAGTAAGGACATCTCCGGTTGCGGGCCTTTGACACATAAAATCAGCAATTTTACGCATCGTTTCATGGCTAAACAATGGCACATTAAGAATGCCACTCGCTAAATGCAATCTATTTCCTGAGCCATTAGACCAAGGCAATGAAGTTTTATATCTACTTAATTTTCAGGATGATGAATGAACATCATTGATGGGAATGGGGCTTCCGAAGTTCTTAGATTATCAGCGTTACATACAAACAAAGTAGTGAAAACACAGGCACAAAAAAAGCCGCCCTTGAGCGACTCGATTTGCATACGATGTGGTGCGAAGGCCGGACTCAAACATCAAAATAAGTTAATGATAAAAAACAAATAATAAAACACAACAATGAAATATGCCCCCTTTTGTGCCCCCACTGTTTTTCTGACCAATCTATTTTCAGCCCATCAATAAATCGGAAAGTTAAATCATTTTTAATCAGTAAGTTTGGATCCGTAGCTCGGATCCAAACCAGTGCATCTTTTATCCACATAAAAAATTTTTTTTCGAAAGAACTGTTCACACTGTTCACCTTTCTGTTTTCTCCTTTTATTTCAGAGTGATAGGTGGTGAATAATGGGTGAAGGGTGAACATTCGATTCTTCACCTCCGGCATTCTGCCGGTGTGACTCATACCGGTGATTAATCCTCCGCACTGAAATCACTCAGGAAGAAAAAAGTTTTTTTTGATTTGATTGTTCACACTGTTCACCTTTCGTTTTTCTCTTTTAATTTCAGTGTGATAACTGGTGAATATACGGTGAAGGGTGAACAGTGGATTGTTCACCTTCGGGGGATTCAGGGATGAAAAAAGACCGGCAGATGCCGGTCAGATGAGTTATGAGGGTCAGGTTGTTGCAGGGTCGTCACATTTTGGCAGCCAGTCGCCGTAGCTTTCCTCTTTCAGCGTCAGGTTGGTCTGTATCCCCTGTTTGGTATGGCGCTTCTCGTAATTCAGTCCGTATTCCTTCAGCATCACCGGCAGCCCCAGCCCGAACATTTTCAGACTGAGTACATTCCGGTAGCCGTTTGCCTCCATGTAGGCCAGATAGGCGTGATAGAGGTATTTACGGTAATTGCGCGGGATGATACTGGCGTTCCCCATATACATGCCGCTGGTCTGCGGCAGGGTTTCCAGATAGCCGATAAAATCAAACGTTGGGTCGGCATCCCGTTTGATGTTCAGCGCCTCGTCTGAGTTCTGCTGGGACTGAAGCAGTGACCGGGCGAGCATCGGGTCGCTGAACTTCTGCATCAGGTGACGCACGATGACCGCCAGCTCGCGGGTGATTTTGTCCTTAAGCTGCGGGTCGCGCTCCTGCGGGGCTATCTGTTCCGGGAAGTGAATAATCACCCGCCGGCGTGACACGCCGCCGCTGCGGTCGGTGAAGCGCATCGGGTTATTGTTCACGGCCAGAATTACCGCCGGGATATGCGTGGAGTATGCATCCCGGTATTTCGGGTCAACGGACACCGCATCGCCGCCGGTGATGGCCTTGAGTCCGGCACCGTCGCCGCTCCATTTTTCCTGGTCCGGCAGGCGTATCAGTGAGAAGCCAGTTAACGCGGCACGTTCACGCGGGGATTCCAGCGTCTCAATGGTGGCCGATGTGGCGTTATCCTCCCCGGCCAGCAGGGTGGCTATTTCGGCCATGATACTTTTGCCGCTGCCGCCGGGACCGGTCACCTCCAGAAAGAGCTGCCAGTCGTAGCGGTTTGCCAGCACCATAAACAGTGCGGCCAGAATCACGTCGCGTTTTTCCGCACGACCACCGGCAGCACGGTCAAGCCAGCGCCAGAACGCGGGAGCGTGGGTTTCCAGCGTTTCACCGTCCACCGGCGGGGTGAAATCCACATCGCACAGGGTGCGCATCCAGTGTGACGGACTGTGCGGGTGGAACGTACCGTTCTGCGTGTCGAGCACGCCGTTACGAAAGCCAATCAGGCGGCGGGAGGGGGCTTCCTGCTGCGGAATAATCAGCTTCAGGGTGTCCACCACGGAGGCCACCTTCCCGGAGGAGAACGGCGCGCGCAGACGCTGAAACAGCCCGGCCACATCCCGGGCAAAGTCCTGTGGCGGCAGCACCTTCCAGACACCATTTTCATAGCGGGACAGAAGCTGGCCGTTGGCATCGACCGCGAGCGCCTCGCCGTAATGCTCATAGATACGCATGGCCTTTTCGCTGGTACTCATGGCGGAAAACTCCGCTTCGCTCATGGTGTCGAACGGGCTTTCAGCCGGTGGCCGGATGGCATCATAAATGGCCTTACGGGTGGCTTCCCCGCCGTACTGCGTGAAGGCATCATTCCAGTCACCGAAGACCGGCGGCAGGGCAACAACACCCTCACACGCATCTGCGGCTGCGGCGGCTTTTTTCTGGCCGTCACCGCTGAGGTCACGGTCTGCGGCAAGGACAATCTGACAGGCCGGATGCTTCTGCCGGGCAAGGCTGGCCAGAGAAAGGAGGTTCACGGAAGAAAGCGCCACCATCACCGTTTCACCGGTCAGGTGATGCACGGTAAGTGCGGTCGCGTATCCCTCCGCTATCCACAGACGTTTTCCGGCCTGATTCTGTCCTTCAAGGGTGTGACAGGTGCCCCTGACCTGTCCGCCTTTCAGGGTGCGCTTACGGCCGTCAGCACTGATTAACTGAAGGTTAACCAGTTCGCCGCTGTCGTCATACAGTGGCACCACAAGGTCACCGGCGCGCCAGCTCACGCCACTGGCTCTGTGTGTGCCGGTCAGCATCAGGCATTCCCGGCCGGGAAAGCCCTTGCGGGTCAGGTAGGCGTTACCGGTTCCGGTACGGGTTTTCGCCATCAGGGTTTGTGCCAGTGTGGCGGCGTTCTTCCGGGCAGCGTCTGTTTCAGCAACGGCGGCGGTCGTCACTGCCGGGTCAGCCGGTGGCAGGCTGCCGGTCACGGCAGCCACCTTTGTGGCCGCGTCGGACGGGGAGACACCAAACACCTTTTCAACCAGTTTCAGGCCGTCACCGGCACCACACTGATTGCAGTACCAGGTGCCGCGCCCCTCCCTGTCATCAAAACGGAAGCGGTCACTCCCGCCACAGACCGGACAGGGCTGATGACGGTTTTTCAGCACCTGAATCCCCAGCGCCGGGAGAATACGCGGCCAGTGGCCGAGCGCATGGCTGACGGTGGCGGTTACGTTCATTTTCATGGTGTTGTTCTCCTTCAGTGCAGTACCGGCGCTTTTATGTGACGGGCACAGAGTTCATCCATCACAACCAGCCCGAGAAAGGACAGCGACGGCGCGGCCTTCAGGGGGCCGGATTCCATTAAATCTTCCAGCAGGGCACAGGCTATCTGACGCCCTTTTTCCTCACCGTGCTGGCGCAGATAAAAGCCTTCCAGCTCAGCGGCGATGGCCGCCTCCAGTGATTCAAGGGTGAGATGCGGGTAGCGGTGCTGACGTTCGCACACGGTCAGCCAGGCACAGGCGACAGCACGACGGTAAAGGGCTGCGCGTAAGACGGGCGGTAAGGGTGTTTTCATTTGCTTTCCTCCCTGTGACAGATGACTGCATTCCGTGCCGGTTGCATTAACTGATAAGGCATATCTGCGTCTCCTGAAGACGTGCGTATCCCTGCGCGAATACGCACATTTAATTTTTCGGGTGTCGTTTTTTAATTACAGATAATTGCGGTAACTGTTATCCGGGGTGATTTCCGGGTCAGGCTCCGTGCGGGGAATTTCCCGCCATTCCCGCGCCACCGGTGCCGCCCGGCTGACCGGAACAGGGTCCTGCGGGTAAATATCCAGATATTTCTCCCGCCATTTCTGTAATTCCGGGTCTCCGGCCATTTCTTTCAGTACCGCATGCCGGTTTACGGGGCTGCGTCTGAACAGGTCAGGACGGTCACAGGTAAATTCCCGCAGAAAACGCCCCAGCGGGATGTCTGTGGTGCGCCCGTCAGCGAGGATACGCACAAGGATACTGAATTTACGGCGGTACGGGTTCCAGACAATTTCCGGGCAGCGGTACGGCATTTCCCACGGAATACCGTCTTCCAGAATGCCGACCACGGCCACATCGGGAAAACCGGCAGAACGGTAAATCTCACCGGGCTGGGGAAAATCAAACATGCGTCCTGTCTCCCCGGTCTTTCTGCTGGGCGAGAAAATCGCGGCACAGGCCTTTGGCTTTCAGCTCATTCAGCACAAAATCAATATCTTCATTCAGGTAGCTGAAAATATGCGGAATGTAGAGCTGATGCAGGCCGGAGAGTTCACGGTGAATCAAATCACCCCCAACAAACTGGGATACGGCGCTGGCGCGGTTGAGCTTATGGTAAGCCTCAATGCTGAGGTGTTCACGGGCGTCATGACGTGCTGAGACGGTCTGAGGGGCTTTTTTATTACGCACGGGACACCTCCACCACCGGCAGACGGGCAGCAAGGGAGAGCACATAGTCACGGACAAGGGAACGGCGGGCGCTGCGTTCATCACCGGCGACGGTGCGAAGCATGCAGATACGGGGATGACGGTCTGCGCGACGGACAGCCGCAAACACAAAGACAAATTCAGGGTGTGAAGGGGTAAGGGTTGTAGCCATAAGGCAGTCTCCTTCGAGTAGCAAATAACTGCTATCGCCGGAGTTCCTACGCTCGATGGCGATAGCCCAGACGGGGGTAGGAATACCGGCCTCGAAGAATACCGGCCAGCCCGGAGGCTGCCCCGCCTGAGCTACCATTGACTCAGTGGCATAACATGCGATTGCGAACAGGATCATACCTGCACGGCAAACCACACGCCACACCATAATCTGGCGCTCTGTGGCGTTGATTGCGACACAAAAAAAGACGCATGGCGCGTCATATGTCGCCTTCGAGTTACACGGGTTCCTACGCCCGGCTGCCGATTTTGCGGCAGCGGAAAAACTATATCCGCAAATGCCGGAAAAAGGCAAGCCAGAAAAAGGGAGTTTTTGCAGAGCGGGCATCATCATGCGTCGTCCCCCCGTTTGCGTCCGGCAATGCGTCCGGCCATCCATGCGGTGACTTCAGAGTGCAGCCAGGCCACATTTTTACCGCCAAGACTCACCTGCGGCGGAAATTCCCCCTTACGGATGAGTTCATAGATGGTCGAGCGTGACAGGCCGCACAGGTGCATCACTTCCGGCAGACGTAAAAAACGCTCCTGCGTGATGTCCGGCAGCGGCATCAGTGGCGTAACAGGGGCGGGAGACGGGGAAGAAAAAACAGCTTGCATCGGGCTACCTCGTTAATGTCCATACAGCACCGGATAAGTCCGTCCGGCTTCGGGTAGCGCTTTATTTTGTGAATATTTTCAGCAGACGCAACAGGGGGAATTTGTTCCGGCAACCTTACAATGGCTGTGTGTTTTTTATCCATCCGGACTGGAAGGGTCTCAAAGGGTTCTGAAGGACCTGGAATTTTTTATAGTGAAATGCAAATTGTTTTTTCTTATTTATTTCAGTTAATTAATAAAAATAAACAGTAATAAACAGCATAAAAAGCCCATCAACGGGTGAACAGTGGTGAACAGACGGTGAACAGTCATTACTGCGATTGTTCACCCTTTAACTTACTGTATTACTTATCTTTTTTCTTATGGTGAACAGAGGTGAACAGTAAAATATAAAAAAACAAACAGTAAGCCGGTTTTTCCTGCGACCTTTTCCTGGCTTGCCGGTCTGAGGATGAGTCTCCTGTGTCAGGGCTGGCACATCTGCAATGCGTCGTGTTGTTGTCCGGTGTACGTCACAATTTTCTTAACCTGAAGTGACGAGGAGCCGGAAAATGTCTGACAACACCATCCCTGAATATCTGCAATCCGCGCTGGCACAACTGGAAAAGGCCAGAGCCGCCCATCTTGAGAACGCCCGTCTGATGGATGAGACCGTCACGGCCATTGAACGGGCAGAGCAGGAAAAAAATGCGCTGGCGCAGGCCGACGGAAACGACGCTGACGACTGGCGCACGGCCTTTCGTGCAGCCGGTGGTGTCCTGAGCGACGAGCTGAAACAGCGCCACATTGAGCGCGTGGCACGCCGGGAGCTGGTACAGGAATATGACAATCTGGCCGTGGTGCTGAATTTTGAACGTGAACGCCTGAAAGGGGCGTGTGACAGCACGGCCACCGCCTACCGGAAGGCACATCATCACCTTCTGAGTCTGTATGCAGAGCATGAGCTGGAACACGCCCTGAATGAAACCTGTGAGGCGCTTGTCCGGGCAATGCATCTGAGTATCCTGGTACAGGAAAATCCGCTCGCCAACACCACCGGCCATCAGGGCTACGTCGCACCGGAAAAGGCTGTCATGCAGCAGGTGAAATCATCGCTGGAACAGAAAATTAAACAGATGCAAATCAGCCTCACCGGCGAGCCGGTTCTCCGGCTGACCGGACTGTCAGCGGCAACACTCCCGCACATGGATTATGAGGTGGCAGGCACACCGGCACAGCGCAAGGTGTGGCAGGACAAAATAGACCAGCAGGGAGCAGAGCTTAAGGCCAGAGGACTGCTGTCATGATTTACTGCCCGTCGTGTGGACATGTTGCTCACACCCGTCGCGCACATTTCATGGACGATGGCACCAAGATAATGATTGCACAGTGCCGGAATATTTATTGCTCTGCGACATTTGAAGCGAGTGAAAGCTTTTTCTCTGACAGTAAAGATTCAGGAATGGAATACATTTCAGGCAAACAGAGATACCGCGATTCACTGACGTCAGCCTCCGGTAGCATGAAACGCCCGAAAAGAATGCTTGTTACCGGATATTGTTGTCGGAGATGTAAAGGCCTTGCACTGTCAAGAACATCGCGGCGTCTGTCTCAGGAAGTCACCGAGCGTTTTTATGTGTGCACGGATCCGGGCTGTGGTCTGGTGTTTAAAACGCTTCAGACCATCAACCGCTTCATTGTCCGCCCGGTCACGCCGGACGAACTGGCAGAAAGCCTGCATGAAAAACAGGAACTGCCGCCAGTACGCTTAAAAACACAATCATATTCGCTGCGTCTGGAATGAGGGCTGCCGGTTAACACCGGCCGTCGCCGCACACCGTATTTTTATTCTTCAGCATGATGAGAAAGAGATAACGATGGAAAGCACAGCCTTACAGCAGGCCTTTGACACCTGTCAGAATAACAAAGCAGCATGGCTGCAACGCAAAAATGAGCTGGCTGCGGCCGAACAGGAATATCTGCGGCTTCTGTCAGGAGAAGGCAGAAACGTCAGTCGCCTGGACGAATTACGCAATATTATCGAAGTCAGAAAATGGCAGGTGAATCAGGCCGCCGGTCGTTATATTCGTTCGCATGAAGCCGTTCAGCACATCAGCATCCGCGATCGGCTGAATGATTTTATGCAGCAGCACGGCACAGCACTGGCGGCGGCACTGGCACCGGAGCTGATGGGCTACAGTGAGCTGACGGCCATTGCCCGAAACTGTGCCATACAGCGTGCCACAGATGCCCTGCGTGAAGCCCTCCTGTCCTGGCTTGCGAAGGGTGAAAAAATTAATTATTCCGCACAGGATAGCGACATTTTAACGACCATCGGATTCAGGCCTGACGCGGCTTCGGTGGATGACAGCCGTGAAAAATTCACTCCTGCGCAGAACATGATTTTTTCGCGTAAAAGTGCGCAACTGGCATCACGTCAGTCTGTGTAAAATTCCCCGAAAATCCGCCCGTTTTTACTGAAAAAAGCCATGCATCGATAAGGTGCATGGCTTTGCATGCGTTTTCCTGCCTCATTCTCTGCAGACCGCGCCATTCCCGGCGCGGCCTGAGCGTGACTGTGCAACTGCATTAAAACCGCCCTGCAAAGCGGGCGGGCGAGGCGGGGAAAGCACTGCGCGCCAATAGCAATGATGCACATTTATTTTCGAAACCTGAGTACATCATAGATGTATGCAGATAAACGATTATGGATCAGTGGCAAATGCATAGAGTAGGTTTGATGCTCTTACGAGGCATGCAGGTGAACAATACCAACACATAATATATTGAACCTACCCAAAAAAATGAGTAGGCATACTTGTTAAAAGTATATTTCTGATCAATGATATAAAAATAAGCACTCTAGGCGAAAGAGAACATGAAGTTAAATTATTTTACTTACACAATAACCGACAATAGAAATCAAAAAGTTTATTTTGATAACATTTCAGATATTATCAAAAATTTTTGTTTGCATAGAAAAAAATCTCTTTTTGAGAAAAACAAAGGGTTAAAAAGACTGTACCTAGCCATGCCCACCTCATTTGATGGCATATACTATTTGACCACGCCAGCAATTACTACAGCATTTAAAGCTGTAGATAGAGCAACTGGTGTAGTAAATGATTTGGCTTCTGTACTTGGTAAAGATAGTCTAGAGAAAGTTACTTACTTTTTTATTGACCCTAAACATTCAATAATCGGAGTAACCGAGGGTAAAGGTAATGCTGACATTGATGATTTGCAATTCTTCATTAACGAAATAATTAATCAAGATTTTCAATCACATATTTACACCTTCGAGCTTTGCACATTAAAAATAGAAATCAAATCTACATCGGCTACAAAATTCAAACTCATCACTGAAGCACGAGTGAAGTTAAATAATGATTCTGTTGGAGATGTAATAAATGGATTGTTTGGCAAGGCCCCATCAGACAATATGGAAGTGCAAATTATCGTAAAAAGAAAAAATAGAAAAGAGAATGTGAAAGATTATATACAACCATTACTCTCAAGTTTATCTTCATCTGAAGATAAAGAGTATGCAGAAATTTATTTCAGAGCCAAGGCAGATGAATTTCAATCAAATGTAAAAGAGTTTATTTTAGATAAGAATCAGAATATTTTTGATATAATAAACCCTCATCTCAAAGTAAAGATTGAAGATCAAATACTTGAAAAAAGATACAAAAACCAAGTTGTGATAAGTGAATTGAGTACATACGCACAAAATTTTACTGGACGCATACATTCAGGTATTATTGATCCAGTGTGGAATGATCTAAAAACAGAAAGTTACCACAAAGCAAAAAGTTGAGGATGACAATGCTTACTAACCAAGCAATAGTAAAAATTAATATAGCCACATGGGGTGTAAGCATTCTTACTGCTGTTATTTTTACTCTCATTGCGGTGTTTTGTGAAAACCAATACATAGAGATAAAACCTGAAGGTATAATTGGCATCGCTACACTATTAGGTACTTTTAGTTTCACAATGACAGGATTCATTGCTGCAATTGGTGCTTATATCATATCAGTGTCTGATAAAACTTCTTTTCTAAAGTGGCGACAGCAAGGATATATAAATATCTTCTACCATCTATATGGGCAGAGCATTGTTTTTTTATTGGTCACATTTTTATTATGCATGGTGGCTATCATAATGCCATTTAATGTTGCATTGACAATTTTGAAATGTGGTTTATACATTCTCATTCTTAATATTATTCACATCATATTAATAACTGTAATTACACTCGGTCAAATGCAGAAAAAATAAGTTAGCTTTTGACCGGTATTTCTTACTTTTTAACTTTAAGCATATTTGCAAACTCATATGGAGTGACTTGAGAATGCTTACTTATATCTAAATAATCCGCCCACCATTGAACCATAAGACGCCGCTCATCTAGATGTTCAGAAGTATGAATATAAGCTGCACGAACATTATTGCGCTCTGAATGGCTCAGTTGGCGTTCTATAGCATCATCACTCCATAATCCTGACTCACCCAACGCACCACGTGCCATCGTCCTAAACCCATGCCCGCAGACTTCGGTTTTTGTGTCATATCCCATCGCACGCAATGCGCTATTCACTGTGTTTTCACTCATAACCTTAGTGGCGTCATGATCCCCCGGGAAAAGCATCTCTTTATCACCACTAATCTGCTTTAACTGGTCTAACAAATTCATCGCCTGACGACTCAGCGGAACGATATGCTCCTCTTTCATCTTCATACCACGATACGAATAACGCACTCCCTTAATTTCTTTTCGTTTTGCAGGTATGCGCCATAGAGATTTATCGAAGTCGAATTCATCCCAACGCGCAAAACGCAACTCACTGGAACGCACAAAAGTTAGTAAGGAAAGCTCAACCGCGATCCGTGTCATTACACGGCCACGATATGCAGCAAGACGTGCAAGAAACTCAGGGAACCGGCTAGAGGGTAAAGCTGGGTAATGTCGCGCTTTGGTTGTCGATAGAGCACCAGCCATATCACTGGCTGGATTTGAGTCGATGTAATCGTTCTGTACTGCATAACGCATGATAGCCGTGACACGCTGCTGAAGTCGCTGCGCGACGTCATGCTTACCACTTGCATCAACTTTTTTAATCGGGGCTAACAGGTGGCTAGTCTTGAGCTGACGAATGTCGGACGAACCAATGTGAGGGAAGATATAAAGCTCAAGATAGCGAAGAACGCGCGAGCGATGGTCTTCACTCCAGCGTTTGTTACTGGCGTGCCATTCACGAGCAATGGTTTCGAATGTATATGCCCCCGAATTCTCGGCCTGAGCTTCTTTCTGTTCGGCTTTTGGGTCAATGCCCTGCACTAGCAGTTTTTTAGCTTCATCGCGCTTTGCTCTTGCCTGAGCAAGCGTCACAGTAGGCCAAACACCAAAAGCGAGGCGATCCTCTTTTTTGTCTGAGGGGCGTCTGTATTTCATGCGCCAGTATTTTGACCCCTTAGGCGAAATCTCGAGATACAAACCGCCGCCGTCGGCCATTTTGTAGGTTTTTTCTTTTGGCTTTGCGGTCTCGACCTGTCTGGCTGTGAGCTTCAT